CACTGGTACCTACACTATTGTGGTCTACGGCGAATGATCCGCGCTGGCGAACTACGTGAACGTGTGACGGTGCAGCAGGCGTCCGAATCTCGGAACGCTCTTGGCGAAACCGTGCTCTCATGGGCCACGTTTGCTGAACGCTGGGCCAGCGTAGAAGGCGTCTCTTCCCGCGAGCTTCTGCAGTACGGGCAGCAGCAGATTGAGGTTTCGCACCGCGTCCGCATGCGGTGGCTTGACGGGCTGACACAATCCATGCGGATCGTCTGGCGTGGCCGCACGCTGGAGATCGTCAGCCTGCTCGAGCACGGGAACCGTAGCGAGCACGAGCTCGTCTGCCAGGAGGCCGCCTAGATGGCCGTCGCTGGCGTCAACCTTTCGCTTGACACGTCCGAGCTTCTGCGGCTGCAGGAGTCGCTCGGCAAAGTCTTTGACAACCAAGGGCTTGCCGAGACTCTTGGCGATGCTTTGGAGAAGGCGCTGGAACCGGCAAAGCTGCGGCTGCGAGAGAACACGCCAGTAGGGCCTACTGGCAATCTCAAGCGTGCCGTGAATATGAAGATCGTGAAGTACAAGAACAGCGGCGTGGCTGTGGGCCTGATTGGCTACAACCGTGCTGGCGTTGGGAAGTCCAGCAGTGCTGCCGGCGGCACGGTGCAGGCTGGCCCTGACCGTGCGTTTCATCAGTGGTGGCTTGAGTTCGGCACCAAGCAGCGAGTTATCGCCAAGCTCTCAAACAAGCCCTACCAGCGGAAGGCTCACCAAAGAACGATGAAGTCTGGCAAAGTGGCCAGCATCAAGGCTCACCAAGTCTCTGGGCAGAATGCCTACATCGCATCGTCATACAGCAAGTTGGGGCAGTTCAAGATGACGAAGACACCTCGCCCTCCACGCGGGGAGAGCGGTCATCGAGTGCAGACAGATCCTGCCTACCCGAAAGCGTTTTTCCAAAAGTCCAAGACGCCCATCGTCATTCCTGCCATGAATCCTGGCGGCAGCGGTGAGCCGCCGCTGCAAAAGACGTGGCGTGAGTACCAGGGCAAGGTGGCTGAGCGGCTCACGTCTGAACTGCGGATTTCGCTAGAGCGTGCCCTAGAGGCGCTCACGTACACCAGCACCGGCAGCGTCGCCGGTGCCACCATCCAGGCCGGAGGATAGCCGTGCTGAAGTCACCAGAGCAGGCAGCTGCTCGAGCACTCGTTGCAGATCCTGCCGTGGCCATGATCCTTGGCCAGCGCATCTGGCCCGTGATCGCACCGGCGTCTGCGTCCCTGCCGTTTGCCACATGGCGACGCACGGGTGTTAGTCGCTCGCAAGGGCTCTCAGGCCCGACAGGTGCCACGTCTGTGCAGTTGGCGGTGGACGTGTTCTCGACCACATACGAAGAGGCCCGCGAGGCCGCCGACAGAATCCGTTCAGTTCTGGATGGATGGGGCGGGCAGGTGACAGACTACGTAAGCGTTCGAAACGTGAGCCTCGAAACTGAGTCTGACGGCTTCGTGCAACTCGCTGGCGGTGACTTGCCGCCCGTGTATCAGGTGACGCAATCTTTCTCAATCCTCTGGCAGGAGACTTAGCAGATGGCCTTTGAAACTCCGCATGATGGCTCGGGCACAGTCCTTACGTGGAAGAGCACGACGTACACCGTCACCAACGTCGTCGTCAGCATGACGGACCCGACTGCTACCGAGGACAAGATTTCCGTTTCGCACCTTGGCCAGACGGCTGGCGAGACTGCCAAGACGCTTGACCTGCCGCTGGCCGGCGCTGCCTCTGGCGACACCGGGCAGACCGTTCAGTTTGACTACATCGGCAAGACGATCATTGCTGACAAGGAAACTGGCACCCTGGCCATCACGGTTGGCGGTACGTCGCTTCTGAGCCGTGCTGGCACCGTCAACTCGTCCACGCTCACGCTGGCGACGCAGGACGCGATCCGAGGCCAGGCCACCATCCGTATTGCCCGTAGCTAGTCCGTGACGGAGGCCCGTCATGGCTGGCTACTCAGCGGGCGTTACGGCTACGTGGAACAGCGTGAACTTCGGTGAGGTTACGGAAATATCCGTAACGCACGGTGGTGCTCTTCCATTGGCTCGCGGCAGTACGTGGACGCTTGACATTGGCACTATAGAGATTAAGTGCCTAACCACGGCGAACATCTCCACTGCCAACTACGGCAAGCGCTCGCTCGTCACCATTGCTGGTGGCGGGCTTGCTTATCGCGGCACGGCAGTGCTTGAGAAGTTCACCATGGCTGGCGTGGTCAATGACGTGACGCGCTACGCAGTCACGCTACGAGTCCAGGGCTAGGAGAAACTATGAGCCTCAGCGTTGCAGACCTTGCCAAGCAGATCCTTGATGCCGATGACTTGCCGATCCTCAAGGTGACGGTGCGTGAATGGAAGGGCGGAGACGGCAAGCCACTCGTGCTCGGCGTTCGCGTCATGACCGTTGAAGAGCGCGACAGCTACGAAAAGGAGTGGGTGGGCAAGAAAGAGACGGGCATCGACAACTTCCGGACGAAGTATCTGGCCCGTTGCCTGTGCCATCCCGAAAGCGGTGAGCGTCTCTTTGACGAGGCTGGCATCGAGCAGCTGGCGAAGAAGTCTGCGGCCATCGTGTCGAAGCTCTTCGAGAAGGCACTCAAGCACAACAACATGACCGAGACAGACGTGGAGGAACTCGCAAAAAACTAAGCGTCCGCCCGACGAGGCGTTTCCTGTTTCGTCTGGCGGGGCACTTGGGAATGACGGTGAGGGAACTGTCTCGCCGCATGGATTCGCAGGAGCTCACGGAGTGGATTGCGTTCACTCGCCATTTCCACGCTCTTCCTGATCCATGGCGGCAGACGGGCCTGCTGACGAGTGCCGTGCTTGCACCGTACTCCCAGCAAGGCAAGGCACCAAAAGCAGACGATTTTAACCCGATTGAGAAACCACCCCAGCACGCAGATGAGATGAAGCGGGAGCTGCAAAAGCTCCTGGCATTCCCCGAGTAAGCCATGGCCACTATCCTCTCACTCGCGCTGAAGGTGAACGCTGACGCCTCTGGCGTGGTGAAGAACCTGACGCCGGCTGAGCGGGCGCTGGAGAATCTGGCCAAGCAGGCGAGCAAAGCCACGTCTGCCTTTGATGTGCTGGCGAAAGACAGTCAGGCGGCGGCCGATGCCCAGGCCGCTCTCAATGAGAAGTTCAACACGCTGGCCAAGCAGCTGCAGGGCGGGCTCAACGCCCAGGCCTACGCAGACCAGTACGCGGCACTTCAGGAGGAAGTGCGAAACACTGCTGACGCATTTGCCGAAGGCGTTCGCGTCACTGAGCAAGTCAGGACGGCGGAAGAGCGTCACGGCCAAGAGCTGGCAAAGCTTGACGCACTGCTGCAAAAAAACGCAATCAGCGAAGAGACGCACACGCGGGCAGTCGCCAAGGCCGACGCAGCACTGCTCAAGGCGTCCACGTCTGCTGACAAGTTTGCAGACGAGACAACGCGGGCCGCAACGCAAGGGCTCAAGTTCAACGAGCTGAGCGGCATCCTTGCTGCTCTCCCTGGCCCGCTTGGCAACATCGCTGGCAGATTCTCTGGAATCGCCAGTGCATCTGAAGGGCTTAGCAGAGTATTTTCTGGTGGCCTGAAGACAGGGCTTTCCAGCCTTGGTTCTCAGTTGTCTGCCCTAGCATCTCCGCTAAATATCGGCATCGCTTCGTTCGCTGCGTTTGGTGCTGCGGCCACTGCCATCACTCGCGGGCTCGCTGACCTTGAGGGGCGAGTGGAGCAGTTAGGGAATACCGCCCTGCGTCTCGGCACTGATTTTGAAACGATTCAAGTGCTAGACGAAGCAGCACGCAGGAGCGGCGGCTCGATCGACGCCTTGGCGGCTGGCATCCAAAAACTGGCCGTAAACATCGACGAGGCTCGCAGTGGCACCGGCAAGGCAGCCGACGCATTCCGCGAGCTAGGGATTTCGCAGGAGCAACTTGCCACGCTAGACCCGGCAACTCTGGCTCAGCAAACGGCAACAGCACTGCAGCAGATAGAAGACCCGGCACGGCGGGCGTCGTTGGCGACTGAGACGCTTGGAAAGGCTGGGCTCACGCTACTGCCTGGGTTCAATGCGATTGCCGAAAGCGAAGAGGCGCTTCGGCGGTTCTCTGCAGGGATCAGCAACATTGACCGCGACCGCATAGGCTCGCTCGGCCAGGCGTTCGACAACGTGAAGACTTCGCTGGCCGGGCTTGGCCAGTCTGCTCTCCTTCCGTTCGCTGGCCTCGTTGATGGCGTGGCTCGTTTGTTTGCTGACTTGATCGGCACAGTGACACGCCTGGCTCAGGCCATAGGCTTTGTGCTGACGCCTACGCTTGAGGCGATTGGTGCTGGCTTCGGGTTGCTCGGCGACGGACTGGCTGCAGTCAACGGATTCTTCGACAGCCTCGTTGGAGCAAACCAGAAAGCCGCCGCTGAGGTTCGCGGGCTGCGTGCGGAAATGGAAGAACCGCTTGACGCTGGCTTCGTCAAAGAGTTCGCAAACGACCTAGAAAGAATTAACGCAAACCTTAGCAACGCAATCGACGAATCGGCTGCGTTTGGCCAGGCAGGATTTGACGCCGCACTGCGGTATCAGGAATCCATTCGTGAACTGCAGCAGCAACTTGATGACGGGATCATCAATGAAGAAGTCTTCCGCCGCTCTGCGGAGCAGGCTGGCAATGCGTTTAAGGACGAACTTGCACAGATTGAGCAGGACGCAAAGCTAGAGATTCAGGTAACGGAGAACGCCGCCCAGGCTGTGGCTGGCATTCGCGCCGAGTT